TGGAAATTATTTACCTTATATCTGTTAATAATTATATTTATTTTAATAATTAACTTATAATCCCCCTCTTACACTAGCAATTCATCTTATTAACACTATTTCTGTTAATAACTCTGTTTATTATTCTGTTTATATAGCTGTTTATATAAAAATTAGTCGTATGTTTGCAGTACAAAAAGAGGGGGAAGCTAAAATTAAGATGATTGCGAAACTCAAGTAAAACTATAATAGCTCCGAACTTAGACTAAAACCCCCTTTTTTTTTAAAATAAATAATTAATAATAAAAACACAAAAGAAATGAAAGAATTTAAAATGTTAGAGGCTACAAATAAGCAAGAAGCTATTATTAGCCTAAGGGATGTTAAAAGAAATAAGCCTGATTTAATGCCAGGAAACATTATGCTTGCAATGCCAAATTTTGAACACATGAGCTTTGCTGAAGTACGCGATATGTTTATAGTAGTTAAAACAGCTTATTACAATAGTATTGATTATACAAAAAAGTTTTAATTATGAATATAGATTACAACAAACCAGTAATGAGTTGTTTTACAAAGCAGCCATTAGATAACAATACAATGCGAGCTGAACAATGGGTGTTAAAATCAACCCCTGAAGCTTGCTCAGTATGGCATCATGACGGAAATCAATTTATTGCAGACTATAAAAACATAAATAAACATGTAGTTGTTGTTGGTACGGAATTACAATGTTATCATAAGTTTACAGAAATGTTTAAAAATTACGCATGGCAAATCCAGGATAGTTATTTAGGAGATTTGAAGCAAGATTATGTTGATGCTTATGAAGAAAACGGAAATGAACCAGTAATAATAAATGTAATATAATGGAAAATAATGAATTAATACACAAGGCAATGAATAACCTTAATACTTTTCAATGTTGTGATGGCGAGTTATATTTAAGAGGAACCGATGAATATGGCAAAGACTTTCAAGTTTGTTTTGATGCCTATGATTTTTTAAATTGGATAGATACTGAACAAATTAAATATATTAAAAAACAAGTAATTAAACACATAAAAACGAAATGAAAAAAACAGTTGACAAATATGAGTTCGCGAGTTGGTTTGCAGAACATAGGCCTAACAATTTTAGTCCAATAGGAAGATTTGAATTATATGAAATGATAACAGGTTATGAAGAAGATACAGGTGAAGAAATAGAGTTTGACCCGATAGCTTTGTGCTGCGAATATGATGAGTATGATAATATGAATGAATTTTGGAAAGTGTATAACAAAGAAGAATATCCAAATGAGCAATCAATAATGGATAACACTTTTTATCACGCATTTGAATCAGGAGATTCATTTATAATACAAACCTTTTAAAAAAAATTATTATTTTTAACCAAATTATTTACTAAAAAAAAAGAATATGAAAACGGAAAAAATTAAAGAAAAGTATCTTTATTATGGATTAGAAAAAGAAGATATATTTAAGCATCAGCACTATCTAATCATCACTAGAAGCGGAATAGAAAAGATACAGGCTAAAGAAAATATAAATATTAACTATGATGTAGTCAAAGCGGAACCTAATTATGCAGCTGTAAAAGCAACAGCAATGAAAGACAGCAATACTATTCAGACTTTTGGTTCTGCATTAAAAGGCTCTAGCTTTAAAGACGGCAACACTAACTCTTACTATGTATTAGAAATGGCCGAGAAAAGGGCATTAAGCCGCGCTGTATTGAAGTTAACAGGATTTTATGAGCTAGGGGTGTTTGGCGAAGATGAAAGCGAAGATTTTAAACAAAATTAATAATTAAATAAATAAACAAAATGGAAGTAAATGGTAAGTTAGTAAAAAAGCTTGAACTAGAAACGGGAACAAGTAAGTCAGGAAAAGAATGGAAAAAACAATCAATCGTTATTGATACAGGCGGTGAGTTTAATAACATAATAGCTGTAAGTGCGTTTGGCGATAAGGTTGACAGAATGAATAAATTAGAACTCGGAATGGATGTGTGCATTCTTTGCAATGTTTATTCAAGAGAATATCAAGGAAAGTATTATCATAATATAGATGGATATCATTTTACTAATCAAAGTAGAGCTGAAGTAAAAAATGATTTTGTTACATCTGACGATATGCCATTTTAATTATGACGCCTGAAGATAATTTTATAAACTTATGCAACCTCACTACAAATCTGTTGGGGTTGCGTAAGGGTTCTTTAGCTTACAAAAGTAGGCGTATGGAGCTGCAAATACCACGTTCAGTCGTAGCTGTTATTGCAAGGCTTGAAGATGATACTCATAGGACTACGATAGGGAAGGTTCTGCATAGAGATAGAAGTTTGATTTATCATTATGAAAAGTCTCATGATGACAATTATGTGTCTTGGCCAGCATACAGAAACACTTTTAACACTATTTATTCTGCATATACTGATTTGCTAAGTGCAAAAAAAGAGTTTTTTGACTTACAGCATTTAAAAAGCCATCTCAGAGAAAACAATGTTTTTGCAAGTCATAAGCATCAAACTACGATAACTGTTAAGACTGGAAAGTTGGAAACTAATGTGAAAGTTTCTTATAGAGATTTTTATAATCAACTTGAAAATATTAAATTAGCTCTACAAGACTACAAATACACAATCAAAGTTACATAATGCAGAAACCAAACTATTACGCCGTTATTCCAGCTGAAGTAAGATATAGCAAAAAGCTCACGCCGAACGCCAAATTACTATATGCAGAGATAACAGCTTTATGTAATATGAATGGTAAGTGTACGGCTAATACGAATTATTTTTGTAAGCTTTATGAAGTTAGTAGAGTTTCGATTCAAAAGTGGTTAAAGAATTTAGAAACGAACGGCTACATAAACCGTGTTAACACATATAGGCCAGGTAGCAAAGAAATATTAGCGAGGGTAATAACTTTGAAGGATTTACCTGGCAAAGAAAAGTTAACAGATAATACTAATACTAAGTATAATAATAATAATAATCTTACAGATAGTAATACTAAGCGTTCTTTTAAAAAACCAACCTTAATTGAAGTTAAAAATTATTGTATAGAAAGAAACAATGGTATTGATAACGAAGCTTTTTATGACTTTTATGAATCAAAAGGCTGGGTAGTTGGTAAGACTAAAATGAAATCATGGAAAGCCGCTGTAAGAACTTGGGAAAGACGTGAAATAAAAAAGCAAACAATGAGCAAAATAGATACACAAATAAATGAATATATTAAAGGAAAAGAATATTTATAAAATTGCAATTATATTAATTGTACTTTTGTCAGGATGTACAACTCAGAAGCAAGTNAACGACACAGAACATAAATGGCAGGGAAATAATAACATAAAATTTTACGAATGAAAACACTAAGACAAGAAGACTTAAAAGAACTTACTAAAAAGGTTTATGATTTACTAAATAAAACTAAAATAGAAATAGGACATAATACAGATGGAAAAACTCTAGCACAGCTTAGTAGGTCATTTGCCCAAGATTTAATTATTGAAAGAAGATTTGGAACTATGACCTTTAACCAAATTCAAGACGCTTTTCGACAAGGCGTTAGATTTTCTAAAGATGAACCATTCTTAAATATCAGAACATTTTATAAATGGGTTTATGCTCATAAAAAAGTAGTAGAAGATGCTGAACATCAAGTAAGGAAACTAGGTATGCCAAAAAATAAAGTACCATTTTATCAAGAACCTATAAAGCTACTAAAATGAAAAGTATTACAATAAAAACAAATGAGGTAAAAAGCCAATCTGACGCAATACTATGGCATTTAAAAAACTATGGCAGCATAACAAGCTATGAAGCGATTAAAGAATATGGAGCCACTAGACTTTCCGCTATTATATTTAATCACAGAAAAGAAGGTTATGATATTGATAGTGTGCCTTTGACTAAAAAAACCAGGTTCGGAAGAAATACAACGATATCTAAATATACTTATGTAGCACCTCCTAAAGAATTTATTCAAGAAATGTTATGGCAAAATCAATAAGTAAACTCAAAAAAGAATTAGATAAATTTTTTAGTTTATTCATTAGACTTCGTGAAGCTACTTTTGAGGGTGCCGTTCAATGCTTCACATGCTCGCGAATTTCGCATTACAAGTCAGGCATGCAGTGCGGTCACTTTCAGTCAAGGCGACACCATGCCACCAGGTGGAATGAACAGAATTGTCAAATACAATGTATAAAATGCAATATGTATCAACAGGGAGAACAGTTCAGATTTGGTCTAGGATTAGATGCTAAGTATGGTGAAGGAACAGCTGAAGAACTAGAATTTTTATCTAAATTTTCAATCAAACTTACTAGAGTAGATTATGAAGAAAAGATAAGTTATTACAAATTGGCTGTTGATAACTTAAAGAAAGAAAAGGGAATAGAGTAATTTTTTTCATAAATTTGACGTATGACAAAAATGATTTATGCGAGCAAAGAACATGAAGCAATTATCGAGTCATATTTACAAATATGTAAAGAGTTCACAAAAGATGCAAGCACAAAAACAAAGTACAATTTATATTTAGATGTACTAGACACAATCTTAGAATATCATAATAATTATGGAAACGGCGTAAAAGAAAATAATTACTATGATTGGTTAATGATAATTCCAATTAATGTATCAGTAGCAACAAACGGTTTTTTTGCTGGGTTAGAAAACAATAAGAATAGAGCAGTCATTCGTGGATATAAAATAGTTTTAAATGAGCTTATTCAAGATGTAGTCAATAAGATTGATAATTTAAAAGAAACAAGTGAATAAAATTTATTCAGAAATATCAAAGTTATCAGATAAATTCAGAAAGATGTGCTATGGTATAACAAAAGATGAAGTTCAGATACATGATGCAGTACAAGAATTGATGCTTTATTTTATGCAAATGAATCCAGAAACACTAAAAAAAATATATGAAAATGACGGGTTAGAAGGAATAACAAAGTATGGCGCGGTTGTTTTAAAAAGGTCGCTCACAAGCGTAAGAAGTCCATTTTATTATAAATATAAAAAATACTACAAAAATTTAGTTGGCATGACTTATAATAGTAATTACAGTCATAATGATAAAATTATGAACAATTATAATAAAAGCATTTACAACATGCCTGAAGAATTACCGTCAAATATTAAGTTTGAAAAGTTAGACAGAATCGATGTAGCGTTGGGCGAATATTGCACTTGGTATGATAAGAAGGTTTTCGAGCTTTATTATTACGAAGGAAATACGCTCGACTCACTCGCTAAGAAAACGGGTATAAGTAGAAACAGTCTTTTTACTACAATTGACAAAGTAAGAGAAATATTAAAAGAAAAGCTGAATGAATAATTTTTTTGTTCCGACAGAAATATATGAAGATAGAATTGCAATTTGCAGGGGGTGTGTTTATTATTCAAATATTTTAGGAAATTGTAAAGTCTGCAAATGTTTCATGAAAATCAAAGCACGAATTGCTCCTATGTCTTGTCCTCAAAAATACTGGGATAAAACGACAGAAGTAGAAACGCCTGATGATTTGCCAAAAGAAATGATAGATGAAATACTGAATCTTTGGGTTGACTTAAAAACAGGAAGGGCAAAAAATCAAGCAGCAAAAACTAAAATGATAGAAATATATAACACTATACATAGAACTAATTATAACACTAATACAAATTGTGGTTCTTGTATTGCTACATGTTTCGATGGAATAAAAAAACTATATGAAAAATATAAATAATTATGGAAAAGAAAAACTATAAGACAATCAAGTGGATATTAAAAGAAAACATAAAAAAAGGTGTGAAAAATTTATGGACTTGGGAAAAGGGCAAGAACGAAAACTTTACCTGTATTTATAAAAACTACAATAACAACCTATCAATTTACACGCCAGTTCAACTATTAGAATTACTAGAAAATGATTGCTAAAATTGCTGCTATAATATTATTTTTGGCTATTGTATGGGTTTGCGTAATTACGACAATTGAAAGACGTATTGAAAGAAAACAATTAAATGATAACTTAAAAAAATTTAAAGATGGAAAACGAAATACCTGAATACTACAAAGGAGAAAATGGCTATATGGCAAAAGATGTTGTGACGAATTTTGATTTGTCTTACAATGTTGGAACGGCTGTGACTTATTTGCTCCGTTCAAAAAAGAAGCACAATGATGGTGGTGTAGAAGATTTAAGGAAGGCTATAAATCATTTGCATTTTGAGCTAGATGCATTGACTACAAAAACTAGAACAGGAGGGTTAGCACCAACAGGGCCTAGAGCATGACATTGTATGAATGCAATTTTTGCGGAAGTACAAAAGAAGTGGGAAAGGCTACAATAATATATCATGAAAAAAAATGGGTTACAAAAGAAGCTCTTTGCCATTGCGGCCACTATATGGAAAGTAAACCTGTTGATGGAATGCCTATATTAAAAAGAACTGAAGCATCTTTAAGTAAAAAAAAAAGAGGGGACATGCTATGGGATAGCGCAAAAGAAAAATTAATTGGAGAACGAGGGGTGAATGAATCCTACGATTAAATAAATAACAAATAATTCTATTATATATTATGAAACAACAAGTTAAGTTGAGCCAGATTAATCCAAATAAGGATAATCCAAGACTAATAAAAGATGATAAATTTAAAAAACTAGTCAAGTCAATAAAAGATTTTCCCGAAATGCTAAAGTTAAGACCAATTGTAGTTGATGAAGAAATGGTAGTGTTAGGCGGAAACATGAGATTGAAGGCTAGCAAAGAAGCAGGGCTGAAAGAAGTTTGGGTTGAGGTTGCTGAAGGGTTAACTGAAGAACAAAAGAAAGAGTTCATAGTAAAAGACAATGTTGGGTTTGGTGAATGGGAATGGGATATGCTAGCCAATGAATGGGATAGTGTTGAGCTTGCGGACTGGGGATTAGATGTTTGGCAAAACGAAGATGACATTGAAACAAGCGACGCTTTCAGTTTGCCTGAAGGTGACAAAGGAAATTTAGAACAAATCACCTACACATTAAGCGGCGAACAAAGTAATATCATAAAAGATGCTGTTCAAGAAATAAAAAAAACTGAAGAATATAAATACGTTGAAACGTTTGGGAATGAGAATAGCAATGGTAACGCTTTGTATCTATTAATAATGGAATGGAAAAAAACGAACAGTTAAAAGACATAACGGTAAAGATAATAGATAGTAAAACAGCGAAAAGATATACTATTGAAAATCATTACATGAAAACATTTCCAATTGCGAAAGTTTGTTTTGGTGTTTTTTATAAAAAAGTTTTAAGGGGAGTTGTAACGTTCGGACTAAGTCCAAGCACCGAGCAAAAGGTAAAAAAGATAGTTCCTGAAATTAATAATAATGAGTTCATAGAAATGCAAAGAATGAATTTGTCAGACGTATTAGGCCATAACGCTGAAAGTTATGTATTAGGAAAGATATATAAATTGTTTAAACAGAATACAAAAGTGAAGCTTTTAATAACACACGCGGGAGGTTGTAAAAATGATTGCGGCATAGTTTACCAGGCTTCGAGCTGGTTGTATTTTGGAAAAGAAGTATGTAATGATTTCTATTATACTGTAAAAGGTGAATATAAAAACATTATATCACCAATGAGATTTGGTAGGGTGCCGCGCGAAGTAGTTAAAAAAGGTAGTCAGAAAGTTGGTGAGTATTTATTTGGCGATGGTGAAATAATAGAATCATTTAGATATTTATATATGTATCCAGTTAATAAAGGGATAAGAAGTTATTTAGAAAAAAAGAGTTTAGATTATCCTAAGGACAGTCAAGTGTTTAGGAAAAATCAAGAATGGATACAAAGGGGGTGACCAATAGGGGTTTTATGAAGTTCGAACCTTCACACCTCCACTAAAAATGGGAAGAGCAAAAGAAATATTAGTAAAAGTTATTACAAGCAAAGTTGCAAATGAGTTTGTAAAGAAGCAGCACTATTCAGGAAAGGTAGTGCCAAACAGCACATTGCATTTCGGTTGCTTTTTAGATAAGCGATTACATGGCGTAATGAGTTTCGGACCTAGTATAAACAAAAAGGGAACAATTAACTTAGTAGAAGGAACAGGCTGGAATGATTTTATAGAGTTAAACAGAATGGCTTTCAATGACTTTTTGCCTAAATATAGCGAAAGCCGATGCATAAGTATTGCGATGAAGTTAATAAAGAAAAATGCTCCACATATTAAATGGGTTATAAGCTTCGCAGACGGCACGCAATGTGGCGACGGTACAATATACAGGGCGAGCGGTTTTAAGTTGGTAGGGATAGCAGAAAACACAGCGTTAAGGATTAATCCTGATACACAAAAACCTATGCACGTTATACAGGCTCATCATTTAAAAATGAGTAGTGAATTTAGAAACTGGAAAGCTTACGAAGGATATCAATTAAAGTATATATATTTCATTGATAAAAAAATGGAAAGCAATTTAACAAAACCAGTTATCCCATTTAGCGAAATAGATAAGATTGGTGCTGGTATGTATAAAGGAGAAAAGATAACATTAAAAGAAAGACAAACGCGGGTGAAGCATAAAGAGTAATGCGTTGGCTATTCCAAGTCAAAGAAGGGGTGCAATTCCACCTACCCGCTCTAATAAAAAAAAATGGAACAAAATAGAACAAAGATTAACAAAGAAAGATTGTTAAAGGCATTAGAAAGTTCGCTAGGAGTAATTACAACAGCACTTAAAGCAACGGACTTATCTCGCACTAATTTTTATAAATGGCTAAAAGAAGATGTTGAATTTGCAGCTAAAGTAGAAGAAATAGAAAGTGTTCAAAAGGACTTTATAAAATCTAAGTATTATGAATGTGTAAAAGACAAAGTTCCTTCAGTTGTAATACATGCAGCCAAAACCAGACTGGGTTGGAATGAAACAAATAGATTAGACATAACTTCAGGCGATAAAGCGATTAACATGCCTGTAATAACATTCGTAGAATCTGAAACTGAATAATAAATATCAAGCGTTATTTAATTCTGAAGCACGCTATTTTATTATAACTGGCGGAAGGGGTTCAGGAAAATCATTTGCCGTTACTGTATTTTTGACGCTACTAACAATGACTAAAGGGATAAGGATATTGTTTACTAGATTTACTATGGTATCAGCACACCTCTCAATTATCCCTGAGTTTCTAGAAAAAATTGGTTTACTAGGGTTCGAAGAAATGTTTAGTGTTAACAAGGCTGAAGTTTTAAACAAAAGCAACCATTCAGACATATTGTTTAGAGGTATAAGAACGTCAGCTGGTAATCAGACGGCCAGTTTAAAATCTTTGCAAGGAATATCAACTTGGGTATTAGATGAAGCCGAAGAATTAATTGATGAAGACATATTTGATACTATTGATTTAAGCATAAGGGAAAAGGATATACAAAATAGAATTATCTTAATACTTAACCCCGTAACGAAAGAGCATTGGATATACACACGCTTTTTTCAAGAGAAAGGCGTAGAGGCTGGTTTCAACGGTTTTAAGGGCAATGTTTGCTATATACATAGTACATACCTAGACAACAAAGAAAACCTTTCTACAAGCTTCCTAGAGCGTATTAAAACGCTTAAACATACTAACATAAAAAAGTTTACTCACAAAATACTCGGGGGCTGGTTGGATAAAGCTGAAGGGGTTGTCTTTGACAATTGGAGTATAGGAGAATTTAATCCAAACAACTTGCAAACATCTTGCGGAATGGATTTTGGTTTTAGTGTTGACCCTGATTCTCTTACTGAAGTTGCTATTGATAAAAAACATAAGAAAATTTATTTGCACGAACACATATACAAGAACGGCTTGAAGTCGCAAGAGCTAGCTCAAATAATACTTGACAAAGTAGCCAACAAATTAATCATTGCAGATAGTGCGGAGCCGAGATTGATTGCAGATTTAAAACATTTAGGCGTTAACATAAAGCCTGTTAAAAAAGGAACAATAGAAAGCGGGATAACTAGAATGCAGGATTATCATTTAGTTGTATCGCCTGAATCTACAAACATAGCAAAGGAATTGAACAACTATATATATTCAGACAAGGGTTCAAAATTATATGTAGATAATTACAATCACGCAATTGATGGAGTTAGATATAATATTATATATCATTTAGATAATCCTAATGCAGGCAAATATTTCGTTCAATAAAAAGGGGTGCTTAAATTAATAAGACACCCCGCTTTTAAAAACACACAGAAAGAATATGCTGACAAATATACAGCTTTAAACTAAAAAAACAAATTTTCTATTATATATTATGCGAGTTAAGATAAAAAAAGAAGGTAAGTTAAAAACTTATAAATTAATTGAGTCTTGGTCAGATGTAACATTAGAAAAATGGCTGCAAATCTTGAAGTTAGAAAACAGCAACAATTCAACGGAAGCCATAGAAACGATAGTAGCTCTTTCAAATATACCAAAAGATTTAATCGCTAAAATACCATTGTCTGATGTTTGCGTAATAATGTCTAAAATAACTGAATTACAAAAAGACATTAATAATAAACTAGAAAAGACATTTACTATTGACGAAGTTGAATACGGTATGCACCCGAACATGGATGTTTTAACTCTAGGAGAATATGCAGATATTGAAAATTTAATTAAATTAGGTATTGAAAAGCATTTGCCTGAATTAATGGCTATACTTTTTAGACCTGTTGTAGCACGAAAAAATGATGCTTATACAATTGAAGCGTATGATGGTGAAATAGATATAAGGGCGGAGATAATGAAATCAATGTCGGCTGAACAAGTGCAGAACGCGCTGGTTTTTTTTTGGCATTTCGGAAAAAGTGTCTTGATAGCTTTGCAATTGTTTTCAGCGGAAATTCTGAACCAAAAGAAGGAAAAGTGACAAGTTTAGATTTCGCAGAAAGATGGGGATGGTTTGGGGTGATGCATAGATTATGCAATCAGGACATCAGTAAATTAGAAAGCATAACAAAGCTTAACTTGTTAGAGTGTTTAACGTGGTTAAGTTATGAATTAGATTTAGATTCACAAAATAAAGTAAAACATGATAGATAATAAAACTTATAACAACGCAATAGATACTCTGAAACAATTAGGAACAGAGCATGAACAGATATCAACTACGACAACTGGAGATATATACGATATTGATTTATCAAAGAACACGTTGTTTCCTTTATTTCACATAAATCCTGTCAATGTAACAACAGGGCCTTCACAATTAACTTACAATTTTCAGCTGTTCATTATGGACTTAGTAAGTCAAAAGAAAGACTGGAAAGAAGCAACAATACAATCCGCAGATAATTTAAGCAATGAACAAGAAGTGCTTTCTAGCTGTTTGCAAATTTGTGTTGATATAATAGGTATGATGCGACACAGTAAGTGGCAGGCTGAAGGCGCATTAAATATAAACGAACCAGTATATTATTCAGAAGGTGAATTTACAATAGAACCTTTTACTGAAAGATTTGACAACATGGTGACTGGCTGGGTGTTTACAATTGGAATAGTAGTGCAAAATGATTTTCAGACTTGCGTTATCCCTGTTGAAAATAATCCAATAGGAAAATGATATTTAAGATAGGAAAATATAAAATAAAAATAGGCTTTTTTAAAATAAGTATAACCTTATGAACTACGAAGAAATATTAGAACAATTAGAATTGATAAGCATAAGTTTAGAAAGCTATACTGACTATCCTGAAAGTGCGACAAATAATGCAAAAAGAGCTAGAAAATGGAAAGAAGAAAATGGCTCTGATTGCGGAACTAACGTAGGTTGGACACGCTCTTCACAATTAGCAAAAAGAAAACCAATAAGCCGTGACACAATAGCTCGTATGGCTTCTTTTAAAAGGCATCAACAACATAAAGATGTTCCTTATTCAGAAGGGTGTGGCGGACTGATGTGGGATGCATGGGGAGGAACTTCAGGAATAGAATGGGCGATTAATAAATTAAAAAAAATAGACAAAAAATAAAATTATGGCAGATTTAACAACAACAATCACCGAAGCGGTTACCTTAAATGGAGCAACCCGAGGAACAACAAACACTCTGACAACTACTGGAATTGTAGATGTGTTCGAAAGAATATTAACTTGCACACATTCGCAAGATACAATCATTGCAGTATTTGACACTCACCCATACAGTTCGCCAGGCGCAATTGATAGGGATAATGCTAAGTATATAAGGATAACAAATTTAGATGCAACTACTGAAATAGAAGTGGCTATTGTTGGTGTTGCGACTTCATACATAGTTAGACTAAGAGCAGGAGCGTCACACATTCTTTTCAATGGTGATGACATTATAAAAGGAGCAGGGAGTACAACTATTGTTTTTGGTGTTACTGATGAACTGGCAAATATTGAAGCGCGACCAATTGGCACGGCTGACGTTCAATTAGAAATATTTGTTGGATTAGTATAGTGGATACAAAAAACTTAAAAAGTTATTTGGACAAGTTTGGGAAACAAGTCGTTAACAGAGCAAAAGGAAATGTTAACAAGGCTAAGGGAGGTGGAAGTAAATTAGCTGAATCTATTTCATTCAAAGTAATAAAAAATGAAAATGGTTACAAGGTTGAGTTCACGATGGCTGAATATGGAGCTTATATAGACAAAGGTGTGTCGGGTACGGAGCGAAAACGAACTTATAAGAATTATAAAAGTCAAACTCTACCAAGTCCACACGCATACAGAAAAGCGAAAAACCATTCGCAACCACCATCAGGCGCGATTGATAAATGGGTTGTAAGAAAAGGATTAAAGGGAACAAGAAATGAAAAAGGTCAATTTATAAAAAGAAAGTCAATGGTTTATCTAATTGCAAGAAGTATCGGTAAAAAAGGGATAAAAGGAATAAGCTTTTTTCAAAAACCTCTAGGGCTTGGAATTAAACAATTTGGAAAAAATTTTTTAGATGCGATTACTGAAGATATATTAGACAGCATCGCTAAAAATACAATAACAGTTAAAAAATAAAAGATGGCATTAATAATAGAACAAGAACCATTATATAATAATCTACCAGTAGGTCAGCAATTAATTTTCACGGTCCGAGATACTACCGTTGTTGGAACTGAATACAAAGTTAAATATATCGCAATTGTTGAATCTGGTCAAGTTTTAAACGCAACGGGGCCTGGTGCTTTTGTTACTTTAGGAACTTTCAAGACCACGCCAAATAATGCAGGTTCAGGAATATTTGATTTTAGACCAGTTATTGAAAATGAAGTAAATCCTGACAATGAACCTGAAAGAAGTTCTTTAACACTTAGCCGACCATCTTATAAATCAAAAGAATTTCAACCACTAGGAACAGACCCTTTTATCTTTCCATTGCACATTACAGATAAAGCTTCATTGAGTTCTAATAATGTTAGATTTTTTAGAATACAATTTTTCACAGAATCTTCCACGACCGCTACGGGTGCCGTCACTAGGTCTTTAAATTCAACGACGTCTGCATTGTTTACCGTAATAAATGGGGTTATACAACATGATGACGTGCTTACGTTAAGCTCAGGGAATTATGGTTATGATATGAGCAGCTTTACGCCTAACGCAACTGGCGTTGTTGGTGTTACTAGTGCATTATCTAACGCACCGACTAAACAATATGCAAGATTAACTGACTATGGAACACTACCATTTTTAAACGCCTGGAAAAGCACATCGTCAGTAAACCAAATAGATGAGGTTTTAATGGAATTAAAAAATTCTAGTGGAGTTATTTTAGCCATTGACAGTTATTTTATAGAAGGACAAACAGCCTTAACTAATGGCGGATATGATGGCGCACTTTCAATAGGTACATCGCCAACTCGATTAATATACATTGGTTGTTTTCCAGCTAATTTACAAAATTGGAGTACCAACTTTGCAACACATAAAGCTGATATAGCATCAATAGAGATTTACACTAAGAATAATGGTGTTCAATCTAGCTCAAGATATACTATTGAAATTATATGTGATAATGAAAGGGGTTATGAAGGGATTAGGCTTTGTTGGCTTAATCAATGGGGGACATGGGATTATTATACGTTTAACAAAAAATCCGTTAAATCAACAGACACTAATCGTGAAACATATACACAATTAGGCGGCACATGGAATGAAGCTACTTTTCGAATATCAGGACATAGAGGTGGTGTTAAAAATTTCAGAGTTAATGCAACAGAAAAAATTTCAATGAATACTGGTTTTTTAACTGATGCTGAAGGGGTTTGGATGGAAGAATTGATTAATAGCAATGAAGTATATATTGTTAATAGTTATGATAGCACTGAAAGCTCACCTTATAGCGCGATAACAAATAAATATATTGAGCCAGTAAGAGTAACCACGTCTGACTTTATAAGAAAAACAGTTGCAAATGATAAGCTAATACAATACACAATCGAAGTTGAAAAAAGTAAAACTAAAAGAACACAATCTGTCTAATGAGTACACAATTAATATTATATCCTCAAAGCTTTAAAGGTTCATTTGGTTCAACTTTAGCGCCTTTTCCTCCTAATACGGAATTTGTTGTTAATGGCATGTTCTTTTATAACCTTTCAACTGCGACACTATATAATACTACTTCAGGTAATCCAGCACAAGATGCTATAAATAATTCACCTCCTTCTATTTTAGGACAATGGTTTAGATATACAACAACAGGAAGTCCGTGGGGTTCAGTAACCGCGCCAACGAATACAAATAATAATTTAGTTTTATCATATAATGCGACTTTAGGACATACAGGTATTTATCAAAAGCTAGCAGGAATGGCACCAAATGGTCAATATGATGTCGTTATAAACATAGCAACACCAGTCGTTGGTGATATAACTATTAAGATTTTTAATGGTACTGTTCAAACCCATACGACCACAATAACATCTAATCTTAATTCAATAACATATACATTTCCCGTAACTACATTTGACCCTACATTTTTAATTGATTATTCAAGTACGGTCGGAAACTTAACAATAGAAAATATTTCTATTCAACCTAATCAAGTTAACCCCCCTCAAACTTTCGCTGAATTTAATAGTGGAGAAGTTATTTGTGATTTATATGAAGATGAAGATATTCCGCTTACATTAAGCGTTGACAATTTTAAAAATGCAGCTGAACAAATAAAGTCATATTCAAAAGACTTTGATTTACCAGCTACAAAAAGAAACAATAGGATATTTGACAATATATATGAAGTTACTAGGGCTGATGATGGTTTGGTTTTTAATCCTTTAAAACAGACGCAAGCTGTTTTGAAACAAGATGGATTTATATTATTTGAAGGATATTTAAGGTTGATTAATATAAAAGACCAAGAGGGTGAAATTAGTTACAATGTAAATTTATTTTCTGAAGTAACCGCGTTGGCTGATAGGCTTAAAAATCTAACATTTGCTGAGATTGATTTTTCTGAGCTTGAACATCTTTATAATAAGACAAGTATTAAAGGAAGTTTTGATACAGATGGATTGCCGTTGACGAATCCTTTGCCTGTTGGAACTTTTGCAGGAACAGCGGGGGCGTCAGTTACAGATGTTTTAAAATATCCGTTCATAGATTGGGACCATCAATTTATCATAGCAAATAATCCTGGCACGACGGGGCCTACGGATATGATGCCTGAACTTACGTCATTTGCACAAGCCTTCAGACCGTGTATAAAAATTAAATATTTAATTGACAGAATATTTTCCAATTCAGGA